TTCATTTATTGTTGTTCCAATTGTATTTCATATTTAGATTTAAAATACTCGTGAGTTGTATATGCCGCAGTAGCGTAACCAGCAGCAAAGATAAGCAAATAAATTACAGTTGTTTTTAGATTTGTTTTCCAACCGCCTTTGCCATTGTTCTTTTTGTATGCTTTATACATCCACCAGAACCCTGCAATAGTTAGTACAACACTTAATGCAATAACCCAAGGTTCGTTTGCCAATGCAGCACCAGAAGCACCGAATATTAAAAATAGTAATCCGTTTATATAACAAGCTGGGCACATATTACTTACTCTGCGCTGGCAGGATATAGTCATACTTTGCCATACCACTGTCTACCGAAATCATCATAGCACCTTGATCTGAAATGCTCATTGTTAAGTCACCATCTAAGTTAAGAATAGACTGGACTTGTGCTACTGGCCAACTCCAAGTATGTGCAAGAGTGCCTTCGATGCCTTTTTCAAAATCAAATTCACCTGCGTGTGTGCTTGCATCACCAAAGCTAAACACTAAGTTACTATCTTTAGTGCTTACATTAAACGTAGGCTCTTCTGAATGAGCTGCTGCCATAAGTTTCATACGTGAAATAGCAGCCATACTAGGAGTAAATGTAACACCCCAGTTAGCACCTTTAAACTTAACTGTTTTAAGTTTTTCTTCGATAATCTGCTTGTTCATAAAGCGATAGTCGTTTTGAAAGTCGCCTGCTGCATTTTCAAAGTGAATGTG